GTCTGCAGGTCTGCCAGCTGCAGGCGCTTGGCTGCCTCAACCAGGATGACAGCCTCGAGCCGATCGCCCCAGGCCATCGATTCGTTCTGCTTGTTCTCGCGCTCCTCGCCTTTCAGGGCGCGGATACTGAGCTCCAGCTCATCGTTGGGTGTGCTGTACTTCGACAGCCCCATGACTGCCGGCAGTCGGCTGCATGAAAGCATGGTGTCGGGTGTTTTCTTGCCTGCCATTTAGTTCTCCTCGGATAGTTGGTAGACGCGCACGACGCGAGCGTGAGCGGCTTTATGGGTGGCCTCTGTGAAACCGATTGCCGTGAATTTTTTTGACCTGAAAACCGCGCCCAGGACGGACGGGTGGAGCTCTGCGGGTAAGCGCAGCTGTGCTCTTATGTCGTTGATGCACACCGTGCCTTGTGTGCGGGCTATCTCAACGGCTAGTGCTCGGCAGTGCTCGAGGAACTCTGTGTCTCTGTGTTCAAAGAGCGCAAGCTGGGCGTCGCGCAGGTCGCGACCGGTAACGGGGAGCATGTCGAAACCCCGTCAGGTAAGGATTGCCAGGGCGATGACGGCCAAGAGGCCGACGGCGCTGACGATCAGAACGGGGGTGTCAGGGTCTTGCTGCGGTGCAAGAATCTTGTGTTTGCCGACCAAATAGTCGGAATACAAATTATGCGACGAACCCGCTATGTAGTTGTTGCGATTCAAATAACCGCAATACACATATGCGCGTCTAGATGTGGGTTTTTGCTGATGTTTTTCCACGTTTTTTGTCCTCCTTCAAGTGGTTACGACTGGTTGCAAAAATCCAAACGGTCATTGCCGTTCGACCTACTACCGGTTGTGGTACGGGTTGTTTGTAAGTTTCTTGTATTCAGCCTTGCCGACCCGGCGCTCGTTGCGCTGGTGCAGTTCGCGCTTGGCCGCTTCCATCGCGTACCTGGCCTCAAGCACGCGCCAGATGTCGGTGCGCTGGTCTTCCCAGCCAATCTGAGTCAGCTCTTTGGAAAGCTCACCAAAGATCTTGGCTGCCCATTTAATGTCATCTATGACCAACAGCGGCACATCGAGCCTGCAGTTCAAGCCGCGGCCAACTCGATTGAAATACTTGGCCACGGTCTTGCGATCCAGGTCTTTCATGCCGTCCAGGGGCTTTACAGGCTCGTAACTCATTGATAATTATCCTTAAAATAATAATACTGTATGAAAATACAGTATATCACCGAGAAATATCGTCGCGGCTTTTTCGCATGTCTTCGACGGTCGCCTGCAGATTTTTTGCCTGTGTCTCATCAAGCGGTTGCCAGTGTTTCCTCTCATAGCGCCGCAGCAGGTAGCCCCCCCAGCATGGTGGCGGCGACCAACCCGCCGATCACCAGGAAGGGTTTGATCGCGTCCATTACTTGATCCTCTTGAGCAAATTCGATACCTGGCTGGGGTACCAGTCAGTGTTGCCGCGTGGTGTCTCGATGCCGCGAGCTGTCAGCGCGGCGGCGATGTCGCGCATGGTGCTGGCACCTGACTTGCGGATGATGTCGCGCACGATCGGGCCGACCTTGTCTGCGTAGGCGTCTGCCTTTTGCTTGATGACTCGCACGCCCTCGGCGCTGCCAATCTCAGGCGTCGGGCTTCCCAGCACCTTGCCCTGGCGCTTCAATGCTGCCAATGCCTCCTTGGTGCGCACGCTGATGCGTGCCGCTTCCCACTCAGAAAGGACACTGAACATCTGCAAGTGCGTGCGGTCAGCCTGCGGCATGTCGGCGCAGACAAACTGAACCTTGCCGTTTAGCAGCGTCGCAATGAACTGAACGTCGCGTGCCAGGCGATCGAGCTTGGCGACCACCAGCGTGGCTTTCTGCTTGCGTGCGAGCTCAAGTGCTGCCTTCAGCATCGGGCGATCTTTGAGGCGCTTGCGGGTACCGGATTCGATTTCGGTGAACTCGCCGATCACTGACCAGCGGCCGCCATTGAGAAATGTACGCACAGCCTCCTGCTGTGCCTCGATGCCAAGACCAGACTGCCCTTGGCGGTCGGTAGAGACTCGGTAGTAGGCGACGAATTTGCCTTGATGCGGTGCCATGCTGTCCTCCTGTCAGTCGGTAGGGTGACGGTCGCGATGACCGTTGAGCGAAATATATATCGCGACGAAATATCCTGTCAAGTACCCAAACGTATCTTTTTGGTCTAGTTCAATTCTGACAAGCGTTGCGATCTCGTCAGGTCTGATATATCTTTCTGCAATCCTTCCTTTTGGAGTTTGTACATGGACAAGCCCTATCAGATGTTTTTCATGCGGATGCGCCCCGAGGTTCGCGCCCTGCTCGACCAGGCTGCAGACGAGCAGCGCCGCAGCCGCACGTCGATCGTTGAAGAGCTGATCCTCGAGGCATACGGCAAGCGGTACGAGACCGCTGAGACCAGGCTCAAGCGCCTGCTAGGTGCCGCGTGAATGGCCGCGGGAAGCGCAACAAGGGCGCAACTGGGGAGCGCGAGCTCGCCGCCCTGCTCTCTGACGAACTCGGGTTTGTAGTGAAGCGGAACCTTGGGCAGGCGCGGGACGGCGCGGATGACATCACCGTCGCCCAGTTCCGCATTGAGGTGAAGCGGCAGGAAAGGCTACAGGTGGACAAATGGAGCGAGCAGGTCGAGTCATGCAGCCAACCTGGGGAGATCCCGGTGCTGGCGTACAGACGCAATGGTCAACCGTGGCGGGTGTGCCTGCTGCTCAAGGACTTCCTGCCGATGATGCGCGACCAGCTGAAATGAACTGGGACTGGGTGATCAGGCAGCTGCAGGGCGAGCGCCTCGAGATCCCCAAGGGGGGCGGCAGGCGCGTCATCAACATTGGCCTGGGGCACTACCAGCGCGAGCTCGAGAACAAGCCAGACGTGCGTGCTGCGATCGTGCAGGCGCTTCAAAGCGGCCCAATGACGACGCCGGATCTGTACGACCACCTGGCTGCAGATGGCACGGTCACGACGCCTGATGCGCTGATGCACCACTGTCAGCGAATGTTAAAGCGCGGGCAGATATTGATGAAGAAAGAGCGCCGCAGGAAAGGCGGCAAGGGATTGTGTGTTTGGTCTGTGGGAGAGATACATGAAAGCAAACTTGATACAGATGCCGACTGACGGCAAAAAGAAAGTTAAACCGAAGAAAGACACGACGCCTTCGGTGTGGAATCCGGAATGGAAGTACAAGCCGGGCGGCACGGCGATGGATCTGGCTGAGAAGTTCAAGCGCATCCGCAAACAGATGGTCGAGCAGGAGCAGACGAAGAAGATGCGGAGGGTCAAATGACCAAGGTGCGCAAGTTCTGGCGGTGTTTCTGGCTGTGGAAGTGCAGCGGCCTGGGCGTTATTGCAGCCATGAAAGCTGCTCGCCGTTATCACAGGCACTTCCTTGGCCTGTGATCATTGTCCAATCTGCAATCGCAGCCATTGGCAGCCGCGCACCGCGGATGTCGATGGCGTGCAGGTATGCACGCACAGCGAGGCATGGCGGCATGAGTGCGAAGTCAGGTGGGCTCTGCGCCTGCCAGACAAGGCCAGGAAGCCGCGTGTCAGCAAGCTGGACTATCTGAACGGGATCGAGAAAGAGCGCGGCACAGAGGCTCGCACAAAGCTGCGCAACGAGATGGTGAGGAGATACAAAAAATGAAAGGAGTCACCGATGGGCAATTACATGATGATCGCAGGCGTGGTGGCGATGCTGTGCGGAATACTGGTGATGATGGCGGGCTTTGCGGCGTTCCTGGCGCTGGTCATAGACATCTGGGAGTGAGGTTTTGCACCAGCTGTCAGGCTGTCAGAGAGCTTGCAGGCGGGGAGTTTAGGCGGCTCAGGAGCACGGCCAGGTGGGTTTGTCAGTGCTGCGTTGAGCGCAAGACGGTGAGCATTTACAGGTCGCGGGGGACAGCATGATTACTTTGACTAGGGAGGAAGCGCAGCAGATGCTGGAAGCCTTTGAGGGCGTATTTGAAGGCGATGACAAGGGCGCGGAGTTTTGGACGGTGTACGGCGGCACCTTTGAGGCGGTCTATTGCATGAACGCAATGCGCCTGCTTCGCGCCAAACTTGCACAGCCTGAGCGCCAGTGGCAGGGACTGACAGAGCAGGAGCACGCCAATATCGCCGTTGAGGCTGGTTGCGCGTCAGCTGACTGGGTGTTTTATGGCGCGGCAGTGGAACGGGCGTTGAAGGAGAAAAACACATGACACCGAAAGAGATTAACGATCTGAAAAGGTTGCATAACAAGTACCAAGAGGAAGGCAAAGAGCTTTACGCCAAGGTGCTGGAATTGCACGAGAAGTGCATAGGTCTGCAAAAGCAGTTAATGGAGGCCGAGGGCGATGATTACGACCCGATCCCGCTGATCTTTGGCGCAGGGTTTTGGATTGACCCAGACCTATGAGGCAGGCCGAAGCAATGAACGCCCTGCCCTCAAACGTCGTGGACTTCAAGCTACCCAAGAAGCCCAAGGTCAGGGAAAAGGAAGCACCGCCGGATCAGCGCAAGGTGTGTGTCGTGCCGATCAAGGCGATCAGGGATGCCAGCCTGACCGATGCCAGCATCAGGGTATTGGCGATCCTCTGCAGCTACACCAACCGCGCTGGCATCACCTGGGTAAGCCAGAACCGGCTGGCAGCTGACATGGGCGTGACCAAGCAGGCGATCAGCAAACAGTTTGTAAAGCTGAAGGCTGCCGGCTACATCGAGGTGGTCAAGCGCGGGTTCAAAGGCCAGCGCTCGGACACCATTCGCGTCGTGTTCGATGAGTCAGTCGATACGGCCACAGCACTGGCAGTCACCAGCCGGCATGAAGACAACCGATCACCACAGCTGAAGGAGCAAGACATGAAAAAAGAGCAAGAACTCACGCCAGACCCCGAAGGCCTGAAGCGTATCCAGGACATGATCAAGGGCGTTATCAAACCGATGACTCAACCACCAAAGGAGTACGTCATGCCGAAGTCAGAAGACACCATCACAGTTGCAAAGATGAAAAAGGAAATAGCGGCCAAGAAGGCGTCCAAAGGGCAGCCCATAGTCAACCCAGAGGTTGTCAATGTAAGGCCGTCACATAGTCAACCAAAGGCTGTGGATAAGTCTCACACTGACAACCATACTGACAACCAAGGGGTTGACCATAACCTAAAGAACGAAGGTATAGATAAGGTTTTAAACCTATTCTTAAGAAAAGGTTTTAACGTTCTAGTCAACCAGGAGATTGTTGAGGTAGTTGCTGAACACGCAACAGTTGCTGAACTTGAAACGCTGATGGATCAGTTGTCAGAACGCTACGCATCCGAAGGCCTGGCGCTGCCGACCGATGGCGCGGTGCTGGCAGATGACCTGATGTCGCTGCAAGCAGATCAGGTGGCTGCACGGTATGGCGTTTAAACGCGTTCTAAGGCACCTACAAGGCGCGATCATGGGTCGGGTAATAGGCAGACATGGGTCAGGCAGGAAAACGGCTCTACGGGGCTCTAATCGATTCTGTACAAAACCCATACGCTGGTCTGCGTGTTGGACGTGTACGGCAGGCAGGGGGGGTCGATGACGTGTCTGCATCCGACCGGAACTCGAGGCCTGCGCTGGCGCAAACGCATCTGGTTGCCAGCTTGGCATGTTCGTTGTCAGAAAGGCACCCTTCCCCCCTCCCCCACACGGTGGCGATGCGGGGCCCTGACAAAAATTTTTCCTACTTTTTCATGGAGGTTGTGATGGCGTATGAGATGAAGCCTGGACAGGGCTCTGCTTTCAAGAATGACAAGAAGGTTGAGGATTGGCACCCGGCCTACCGTGGTCGGATCATGTTGCCGGATGGGTCGGTGCATTGGCTGGACGCGAGTCCGAAGAAGACGAAGGCGGGCGAGACCTGGCTGTCGATCAAGATCGGCAACATGGTCGCGGGTGGTGAGTCGTCTGCGCACAGCCAGGCGAAGGCGAACGGCTACCAGCCGCAGTCGAACGACGACGACATTCCCTTCTGATGGCTACGAAGAAATATTCCAACGTGATCCCACCTCTGACCAACTGGGGTGGTATTCGCTCGGTGCAGCGCCGGTTGGAGCGCTCAAACACGCTGATCCAGAACCGTGAGGCTGTGTCTTATGCCTTGCTGTGCATGGCCAACACCAAGATCACGGACATCATGTCCTGGGATGAGGCCGGCAATGTAACGGTCAAGGCGGCGCACCAGATCCCTGAACACGCTTTGCAGGCGATCAAGAAGGTCTCGGTCAGGACGGACAAGGAAGGCAACAGCTTCCTGGACATTGAGCTGTACGACAAGGTCGGTGTCTTGCGGTTGTTGGC